CGCTCAAGCTCTAAAGCCGTGAAGAAACCACCGCTGCCATCGACGGTGTGCGTGGACTTCGCCACCAGCCAGTCGGTGCCGTCGATCTCCGGTTTGAAGCCGCTGACGGTCACTGTCCGTTCGGGATAGATATCGGCCCTGCCAAGGGCAAGGCGGTAGCTTAGCCTTGCAGTGCCGCGCTCCAGGCGCTTGAACTCGGCCTCTGCATGCTGGCGTGCTTCGTCAGCAGTTGCATAGGTGGCCTGCAGCCGCTTCTCATTGTCGGAGGTGCCCACCAGCACACCCTTGCGGCGCGCCGCGCTGCGGTCGCCCCAGTACGCACGCACGCCGGTGTAGCTGTCCCGGTCGGCGACGGCGTAGCGGTGCTGGTCGCCGGAGGCGCGGGTGATCTGCACGTCCGGCAGCTGCGCGCCGCTGGCCGTGTTACCTGCGCCGATGCGCGCAAAAATCAGCGCGCCGGCCTTCACCGTGGCCACCGCATCGAACCGCTTGCCCAAGCGCGTGAGCAGGTTGATATCGCTCTCATTGGCTTGGTCCAGATGTGGAACGCGCACGCCGGCCAGATCCGCGGCGATGGCTGGGCGCAGTGAATGCTCGCCCGCGATGGCACCGAGAATGTCGCCCAGGGTGGTGTCGTGCCAACTGCGTTCGCGGCGCCGGCGGACAGCGCCGGTGAGGTCGGCCGAGCGGGCGCGGATCGTAAGGATGTCAGGCACGCCGCTGTGCTCCACGTCGTCAACGACAAAGGTGCCCTTGTCGAACAGGCCGCTTTCGCGCCATCCGATGGCGACCTCCAACGTCACCCCGCGCCGGGGCAGGGCCAGCCGTCCATCATGGTCGTGGACGCGCAGGTCGACCTGGTCGGCCTCACCGCCTCGGCTTTCGGTCAGGGTGAGATCCAACAGGCGGGGTGCTATCCGCTCGGTCAGATCCTGGCCGTCGAGCACCACGCGCCATGCGACCTGTGGATAGGGTGCACCGCTCACGCGGTGGCCTCAGTTGCGCTGTCGTCCACGCGCTCCAGCTGCAGCTGAAACTCGATCAGGCGTGGCACCCCATCGCTGAAGAACTCCTTGCGCGTCTCGTTGAGGCTGACCATCACGTACGCCCCGTAGATCAAGCCGGTTCCCTCGACCAGCGCGTGCGGCCGCCCTTCATTACCGAGCTCGCGCAGCTCATCGAGCACCTGCAGGTTGTCGGTCAGCTCGGCGCTGATGAGGCCCTGCAGGCTGATCGTGTCATCGCCGGGACCGACGTACTGCCGCGCTGGCCGGGCGCCGACGCGGTCGCTGGATCCATGTCGCCAGGTCATCTGACGCTGCAGCTGCTCGTAGGCGGCAGTAGACAGGGAAAAAACAAAGGTGCCGTAGCTCATCATCATGGTGGGTATCTCAGTCGCTCAGGCGCGAACCCTGACGGGTGGCCTTGCTACGTTCGTGGTCTTCAATGGCTTGGCGAACTATCTGGGCCAACGCCTGGGCATCGGCTCCCGCCGGAGGGGTGACCTTGATGTTGTAGACAGCAGCTCCTGAGCCGCCCGCTGCGGCCGATCCAGCACCGGGGGCGACCAAGGGCGCACCGCCAGCAACGACGGGCATGGAGGCCGCGCCCAGCGCGATGCCGGCGCCCATCTGCTTCATCCGGTTGCCCAGGCTGGTCACCTGCCGCAGCGGCTCGCCCTGACTGCGATTCAAGCCTCCGGCCAAGCCCTGCATGGTGAAGTCGCCGAACTGGGCGAACACGCGCGACGGGCTGTGGATGCCGAGCATGCCCTTGAACTTGCTGGTGATGCCCGAAGCTATGCCGGACACCGCATCGAGCGCGGCGCCACCCATGGAGGTGATGCCGCGCACCAAGCCGGTGATCATGTCGATACCGGCCTGCATCATGTTGCCCGGCCAGCCCATCAGCACTTGGTTGATGCCTTGCCACATCATGGTCAGGCCGGTGCGTATCCGGTCGCCGTTGCCGGTGAACAGGCCCACGATCATGTTCCACGCGCCCTGCAGATACTGCCAGGCGCCGCCCACGGCGTTCTGGATGATCGGCAGGACGGTGGTGAAAGCGGCCACCAGCCACCCAATGGCTTTCACAGCCATGCGCAGGTTGACCGTCAGCACCGTGCCCAGGATGTGACCGAATCCGCGGCCGGCGTCGGTCGCGCCCTGCAGCTGTTCACTGGTCGCGGCGAACGGGGCGAACAGCTTCTGCACCCACGCCCACGCCTGGCCCATCGCGCTGGACACCATGTCCCACACTGGCGCCAGCGGCTCAAGCGCGGTCATCAGCTCGCCCATGATCGGGCCGACCACGTCCATCACGCCTTGCCAGACCCCGACCATAAACGCCTTGATTGGCCCCCAGTACTTCCACACCAAGGCAGCCACGACACCGACGGCCAGACCGATAGCCAGTACCGGTGCGCTGACGCCGCCCAGCAGCGGCAGCAGCATGCGGCCGACGTTGAGCAGCATCGGGAACGCACGGCCGCCCAGAGAAACGACCTGGCCGACCAGGCGCCCGACGCCGCCGCCACCGCTTAGAAGCAACACGGCCTTGTGGATCTGGGTCAGTGCCATTGCGCCTACGCCACCGGCGACCAGCAGGCCGCCCAGCACCGTCGCCAGCGCGGTACCGACGATCACGACCTTGGCGATGGTGGCCACCAGCTGCGGATTGGCGCGCACCCACTCGGTCACCTTGCCGATGACCTGGGCGGTGCGTTCCACCAGCGCCTTGAAGTCGGGCAGCAGGGTCTGGCCGATGGACTGGGCAACCACCAGCGCGCTGTTCTTAAGCAGCTGCAGCGCGTTCTCGGATGTAGCCACACGCGCGGCGTACTCAGCGCCCATCGACCCGCCGTACTTCTGCGCGTCGGTGACCTTGTCGAAGTTGCCCCTCAGCAGTTCCAGATTGGTCAGCAGCGGCGCGATCGCGCCGATGGACTCGCGGCCAAAGAGCTGCGTCATGGTCGCGGCCTGCTCGGCTTTGGGCAGCTGCTTCAGCTTCTCCAGCACCTGCAGAATGGCGCCGCCGGCATCCTTCTGCATGGCCTGCGCCATGTCCTTGGCGTTCAAGCCAAGCTTCTTGAAGGACTCAACCTGGCGCGAGGTCGCCGCTTCGCCGGAGGACAGCGTCAGCAGCATGTTCTTGATGCCGGTGGCGGACACCTCCGACTCGATACCCATACCGGCCACTGTGGCGCCGATTGCGGCGAGTGGACCGCTCCCCAAGCCGGCTACCTCGCCCAAGGCACCGATGCGGTTCACCACCTCGCTGATCTTCTGGACGCTGGCAGGCCCGGTGTTGCCCAGGTAGTTGATCTTGTCGGCCAGCACGACCACGTCGTCCTGCGCCATCCGGAAGGCGGTTCGCCATGTGGCCATGGTCTGGCCTGCATCTTCGGCGCTGGTGTCGAAAGCCACGCCCATCTTTGCGGCGTCCTCGGCGAACCGCACCAGTTCCTCGCGGGGGATCGACGCTTGGCCAGCAGCGGCCACGATCTTGGCGATATCGGCCGGTACCATCGGCAGGCGGCGTGACAGATCCTCCACGTCCTGGCTCATCTGCCGGAACTGTTCGGGCGTGTCGAAGTCAACCACCTTCTTCACGTCGGCCATGGCCGACTCGAAGGTCATTGCCTGAGCGAGGGGGAACCCTTGGACGCGCAGCGCGGCCATGGAGGCAAACGCGATGCCTGCGCCGTGCGCTGCCGCCTTCATGCCGGCGGCGTGCACTTTGCGACTGCGCGCCATCGCGGCGTCCAGCGACGCCAGGCGGGCGCGCTGTTGCTCCATTTGAGCAGTGGCAGCGGCGATATCACCGCGCAGCTTGCGCTCATGGGTGCCAAGCTGGCGGGTGCTGATACCAGCGCTCTCCAGCGCGCCGCGCAGGCGCTGCAGCTGCACCGACTGCTGCTGGTGCTGGGTCTTGAGCAGGCCGGCGGCCGCCTTGGCCTGCTTGAATTCGTTAGTGAGCCTGCGCGTGGGCGTACCAGTGGCGGCGATCTGCATCGCCAGCAGCCGCACCCGCTCTTGGGCTTCGCGGTGCGCCTGCGCTGTTCCGCGCGTGGCGTCCTGCTGCTGGCGATATGCGCCGACATCGCGCTGAGCGGCATTGAGCCGACGCAGGGTGGCTTGCTGCTGCTGCAGGGCGGCTGAAAGCCCTTTGCTGCCGGCTAGAACCTTCCGGAAGGGAGCGGTGGCGTGGTCGAGGGCCTGCAGGACGACCTGCAGGCGAAGGTTGCCGCCGCTCATGCGACGACAACGCGCGGGGCTGCTACGGAGAAGGCGTGTCGGACGGCTCCGGCAGCAGCGTCGACAGGAATTGGAAAAACGCGCTCAGTGCCCACACCAACAGCGCGCCGACGGCGGCCAGCACAAACAACATGAAGAGGGTGGCGATAAGGGTGGCCATGGACGAACTGTATCACTGGTTTGCTCCGCTACGAACTCGGGCGCGCTCGCGCCATTCGATCAACTCAGCGAGGGACATGGCCGACAGCTCGGTGAGTGAGAACGCAAACACCACCGCGATGTCGGCCATAAATTCCTCTACGCAGACAGGGATTCCCTCTGCGCTTTCGGCAAGAAAAAATTGCCAACTTCGGTAGCGACGGAGACCAGATCCACCGGGTCCAGCTTGGCCGCGTCGGCAGCGGTCAGCGTGGGCGAGCTGATACGCGGCAGCAGTGTGGTCAGCGAACCCACGTCCATCTGCAGCAGGTCGGCCAGCTTGATGCCGCGCAGGGTGCCGGCATCGGGCTTGCGCAGGGTCAGCGAGGTGATCACCTGGTCGCCGCGACGGATCGGCGTCTCCAGCACGATGGTGCCCGGCGGAGGGTTGATGTGGCTCACCGAATCGACCACGGCGGCGGCAACGGATTCGCGGAAGCGCGCCCCCACCTCGCCTGCAGGCGCGGTACGGGCAACGTCCAGTGCGCCGGACAAGCCTTCGGACAGCGTGCTGATGGCATTGTCCAGGGATTCGGGGGAGGACAAGGATGCGTGGGTATCGTTCATGGAGTCTCTCTCGGGGTTGGGCCCGGCCTCAGCCGGGCGGTGGGTTAGTAGCCGATGGCGCGGCGCATGGCCGCTTGCAGGTCGACCCCGTCGACAATGAAGACCATGCCGACCATGTCGATCTCGATCTCGGTCCGGCCGTTGATGGTCAGCTTGTAGTAGCTGACCGAGGTCTTGACGCTGAACTCGGTGTCCTCGCCGACCTTTCCGGTGCCGGCATCGATTTCGCTGTGGCGACCGCGCAGCACAATCTCGACCGAGTCGACGGCGTCGCTGTCTTCACTCTGATAGGCGCCGGCGAAGCGCAGCTGTACACCGTTGTGTCGGATGGCGCCGTACTGGCGCAGCACCTGCCTCATC